CAAGGCAATCTCTCTCCAAGAGCAGCCTCAGTCATTCCTGAGAACCCGTTTGTAACCGAAACCACGCCAGCCATTAACTGATGACTACCAAAGCGAAACCGCGTAAAACTGGGGCAACTAAGAAACCCCTAGTTGGTGCGGTAAAACCACGCATCTGCACCCCTTTTCTTAAAGGTGCATCAAAGGTTGATGAAGTAGCACAATTAGCTGAGAAGATTGGTATGCCGCTGCTCGATTGGCAGCTACTTGTCCTAGAGGACATGTTGCGAATAGATGCTAAGGGTGATTTCAGGCGCAAAACTATGGGATTGCTGATTGCACGTCAGAATGGTAAAACTCACTTGGCTCGTATGTTAATTCTGGCTCATCTGTTCTTATGGGACTCTAAGATGGTGATCGGTATGTCATCTAACCGGAATATGGCACTTGATACCTTTAGACAAGTTGCCAATGCAATCCTTGACAATGATTTCCTCAAAGACCAGGTAAAGCAGATTAGATACGCCAATGGCCAGGAATCTATAGTTACACTTAAAAACAATCGCTACCAAATTGTTGCCGCGACCAGAGACGGCAGCCGTGGACTTACTGCCAACTTTCTATTCATAGATGAGTTGCGTGAAATATCTGAAGAGGGCTGGAAAGCGGCCAGACCAACAACTCGCGCTACAGGTGGCCAGACTTTAGTCTGCTCAAATGCCGGAGATGCTTATTCAATCGTGCTAAATGACTTGCGTGAACGTGCTTTGTCATATCCATCGCCTACACTTGGTTGGTATGAATATAGTGCGCCACCGCATTGCAAGGTGGATGATCGTAATGCTTGGGCTATGGCTAACCCTTCTCTCGGCAAACTTATTGACGAGGAAACGCTGGAAGAAGCAGTAGCAACAAACCCAATTAACAACACAAGAACCGAAATGCTCTGCCAGTGGGTTGATTCCATGACATCCCCATTCACAACTCAGATGATTACTGATACTTCAGACTCTAATCTCCAAATTACTCCTGGTGGCAATATCGTGTTTGCCATAGACGTGTCTCCATCAAAGCGATCTGGTGCTTTACTGGCTGGCAAGTTAAACCAAGCCACAGGAAAGATAGAACTAGGGCTTATGCAGCTCTGGACTAGCGATGTCGCTATTGACGACCTAAAGATGGCGGCAGATGTCCACGCATGGGCGCAAAAGTTCAAACCGCGTGTAATTATGTATGACAAATACGCCACAGCTTCTATTGCCCAAAGATTGCAGCAATCAGGGCAGAAATTAGAAGACTGCTCTGGTCAATCCTTCTATCAGGCTTGCGGTGAGATATTAGACGCGTTTGTGAATGTCCGGTTGGTTCATTCCGGCCAGAAAGAGCTGACAGAATCTTGGTTCTCGGTAGGTGCTAAGACAAATGATGCAGGATGGCGAATAGTCAGACGAAAGTCAGCAGGAGACGTTACTAGCGCAATCTGCTCAGCGATGATTGTCCACTACTTGACAAAACCGCAATCAACACCTCAAATATATGTTTGACACGCGTCTCGAATAATGAGACAATACTTGCCAACTAGGGTAAGGTTGGTGTATGGGTTTATTCTCTCGCTTTAGCAAGCCAGCAATAATTGAAGCGCAGTATGCACCGCCAGTAATGGCCGATACTTACCAATACCAAATACCCTACAACTTACTTTCAATAGATCGTATATCGGCTATGTCCATACCAGCACTTAGTCGCTGCAGAAACCTTATTGCAAATACAATCGGCGCAATGGAATTGAAATTAGAATTAAAGCGCACTGACGAATACCTGCCAAAGTTGCCGTGGATGGATCAACCATCACACAATCAACCTTACGCAGTTACAATGGCTTACACAGTAGATTCACTTCTATTCTTTGGCGTGGCTTATTGGGAAATTACCGAAGTTTATGCAGACAACGGTTATCCAGCAAGATTTAACTGGGTTGCTAACTCTCGCGTCATTCCTAAATACAACAAGACAAACACTTTTATCGAAGGCTATCAAGTAGATGGCGCAGTTCGCCCTATGTCCGGTATCGGTTCGCTTGTAACATTCCAAAGCATGACTGACGGCATTTTGCAAACAGGCGCACGCACTTTAACTGCTGCGCTCGATTTAGATCGTGCATCTTCAATAGCAGCTGCAACTCCAATGCCTTCTGGCGTTCTAAAGAACACAGGCGCAGACCTTGGCGAGAATGAAGTCCAAGGCTTGTTAGCTGCGTGGCGCAATGCTCGTCAAAATCGCAGCACTGCTTATCTCACAAGCACCCTAGAATTTCAACCTGCATCATTCTCACCTAAAGACATGATGCTAAATGAAGCAAAACAATACATGGCAACTGAAATTGCAAGACTATGCAACGTGCCAGCGTATTACATCTCAGCTGACATGAACAACAGCATGACATATGCAAACGTGCAGGATGAACGCCGTCAATTCGTGTCTCTATCTTTACAGCCTTTCATCTCAGCAATCGAAGCGCGTCTGTCAATGAATGATATAACTCCATCAACACAAAAGATTTGTTTTGATTTGGAATCTGGATTCCTACGCGCTGACTCAATGGAACGCTTGTTAGTAATTGAAAAAATGTTGGCACTTGGACTAATTACAGTTCAGGATGCAATGGCAATGGAAGAACTATCACCGAATGGAAGTGCATCAGATGCAATTAACCTTCAGTAGCGACATAGAGTGCGATCAAGGCCGCAGACTAATCTCTGGCAAGATTGTGCCTTACGATGGCGAAATCGGCCACACCTCAATCGGCAAAGTTGTATTTGAACAAGGTTCAATTCAACTGCCAGAACCAGGCAAGTCAAAATTACTTTTAGAACACGATGCCAAGAAGCCAATCGGCAAAGCCGTATCCTTCAACGAAACTCCTAATGGCGTTTACGCATCTTTCAAGGTCTCCAACACTAGCCGCGGAACAGACTCCCTAATCGAAGCATCAGACGGCCTTCGTTCAGGGCTTAGTGTTGGAGTCGAAGTTCTAGCATCACAACCACGTAACGGCGTGTTGTATGTCCAATCAGCAAGACTATTCGAAACAAGTCTTGTTCAAGCAGCTGCGTTCGACTCAGCAGCAGTCACTAGCGTTGCAGCATCAGCGGCAGAAACCGAAGATGAAGCACTAACCGAAATCCCACAATCAGAAAGTGAGGCCATCTTGGATACTCCAGATGCCGTAGCACCTGAGGCTGTAGTAGAAACCCCTGCGGTTGAAGCCTCACGCCCAACAGTAACAGCAGCAATGTATACTGCTCCACGCCTAGAGTTCACAAAGGAAAAATTCCTAGAGAACACAGTTCGTGCAAAACTTGGAGATGACAATGCACATCAGTATCTCCTAGCAGCAGCAAACACAACAGACAACGCTGGACTTGTTCCAACACGTCAATTAACAGAAGTTATCAACCCACTTGCTAACGCAGATCGCCCATTCATTGACGCAATCTCACGTGGAGTTCTTCCAGATGCAGGTATGACTTTCGAAATCCCAAAGATTTCACAAGTTCCAACAGTTGCAGTTACAGCTGAAGAAGGCACACCATCAAACACTGATCTAGAAGATGCTTATCTTTCAGTTTCAGTTCAAAAATTTGCTGGACAACAAACATTCTCAGTTGAAATCCTAGATCGTTCAAGCCCAGCGTTCTTCGCTGAACTTGTAAAGAACATGGAATTCGCATATGCAAAAGCAACAGATGCACGCGTTGCAACAGTAGTTGCAGGCGCAGCGACAGACGGCGGAAACCGCACAATGTCAGCAGCTAACCTTCTTGACTTCGTAGCAGATGCAGCAGTTTCTGTTTACTCAGGCACACTAGGCTTTGCACAAAACATCATCGTGTCCCCAGACCAATGGGGCGCAATCATGGGTCTTGTTGATTCAACAAACCGCGCAATCTACACAGCAGTAGCACCAATGAACGCTGGTGGAACTGCATCTCCAACATCACTACGCGGTAACATCAACGGTCTCAACCTCTACGTAGATCGTAACCTTTCAGGCACAGGCGATGGAACAATCATCGTTACAAACCCAGATTCATTCACATGGTATGAGTCTCCAACATTCAAGTTGGAAGCAGCAGTGATTGCTTCAGGTCAAATCAACGTGGCTTACTACGGCTACGGCGCGATTGCATCTAAGGTTGCAGCAGGCGCATACAAGTGGATGGTTGCATAACCCACACTTAGCAATAGTGTTGAAGGGGCTTTGTAGCCCTTAGCCCCTTCAATTTTAATTAGAGAGGAAATCATGCCAGCAACATACGTAACACAGGCCGAACTGCGCAGCGTTCTAGGCATCGGTTCTCTCTATAGC